GGAACCCTCCGGGAAGCCCGAATAACATACGTATAGAAAAGGGACCGTAATTCTGGAGGAATAATGCCTACCTCACTAACTATAGGTCCGACACACACCATTACACAAAATACTGTAATGGCAACTCCTGCAAGATACTGTAAGTACTTTATTACTCCAGCAGCTTCCACAGTAGAAGGAAGTAATGATCAGACTACATGGGTTACACAAACAGTAAGCGCGCAAGGAGAATTTGAAACTAAAGCTGCCTTTATTAGACTTACAAGTGCTGGTCCTGCAATAGTAAGAGCCGTCGCAAATTAAAGTGCCATACAACGATAAAGGCGAGTGGTGGCCTAACCGTAAGCAGGAGCCATTTCTCGCCTTACCTACTACTATAAAAGAGGCTGCGTATTTAGGGGGCGCGGGTTCAGGTAAATCCGATGTTCTCCTCCTCTACGGTATCGTCAATAACTGGCATACTCACCCGCTATTCAAGCAAGTATTCCTCCGACGTACATTTCCAGAATTAAGAAATGAGATTATCCCGCGTAGTCGTGAATACTTCCGCCCCTTTGGGGCCAAGTTTAATAAAACAGAAATGGTATGGCGCTTTCCTAGAGAAGACCAATACGGAGCAGGAACAGATCCCGATGGCGCGCACATATTCTTAGGACATTGCGAAAGTGAAGACGATGTACATAAATACGATTCTATGGAAATTAACTTATTCACACCAGATGAAATCACATCTCTTACCGAATGGATTTACCTATACATTGGCTTCACGCGAGTTAGGACTTCCGTGTCTGCATTACCTGCAATTATACGGGGTGCAGGAATGCCTGGTGGCATTGGGCATGGATGGGTCAAAAAGCGATTTGTGGACCCTTATCCAGAAGGTGGAATTGTTCTTAAAGGTAAGGGCGGTAACAAGCGAATAATGGTGTTCGCTACACAGGCTGACAACAAGGACCATATCGACCCAAATTACGCGCAATCATTGGAAGCATTACCGGAAGCAGAAAAGAAAGCTAAACTTTACGGTGACTTCGATGCATATGTTGGACAAGTATTCGATGAGTTCCGGGATAAGAAATATCCAGACGAACCCGAGAATGCTATACATGTTGTGGATCCCTTTGATATTCCAGAGTATTGGCCTAAGTTCGTTATTGGTGATTGGGGATACGCCGCTCACACTTGGATTGGCTATTTTGCTATTAGTCCTCAACGTCGTTTGTATTTATATCGTGAACAGTATTGGCAGAGAATTAAAATTGAGGAATGGGCGCCATACGTCAAGGAGCTTACAGATAAAGAAAATCCTCGATTCATCAGATTCTGTAAGTCCGCGGGTCAAGATCGAGGACAAGAGCATACGATTCAGCAGCAAATTTCGGATGCATTAGGACAGCCCATAGAACTTACTACTAATACACCGGGATCGCGCGTGGCAGGAAAGTTGATGCTTCATGAATACTTAAGGTGGAAATTAAAGCATCAACCCAAGCAAGATATACAGGCATACAATGATGAACACGCTAGGTGGATTCTACGCAATCGTGGACTATCCGAGTACAAAAGTTACTTGGCATCATTTGATCCTATTGCACCAGAGATTGACATCCCGAAATACCAAATCTTTAGCACCTGTCCTAACGCTATCAACTCCATTAAAATGTGCGTGTACGCAAAGGCAAAGAATGGAGTGCCAGCGGAAGATGTGCAAGAATTTGATGGAGACGATCCCTACGACGGACAGAGATACGCTGTTGATGCAGCAGACAGATATTTTGATGAGGCAGAGCACGAGTTCAAGAAAGTACAGGAGAGGGAAGAACTTATTGCGCGCTTGGAAGGTACCCAGGACTTTACGGCATTTTATCGCAATGCACGTAGGCTGGATAACTCTGAACTAGTCAAACCAGTCAGCAGATTCCATCATGCACGCACTCATTAAATGGTTTCATCATCTGTTTAATCCTCATTGCGAGGAATGTATGGAAGAACGAAGATGTAAATCTTGTGATTCCTTACAAAGACAACTTGAAGTAGCCTTAACAGAAAAGCGAATGCTTCTTGATGCTATAGTTCGCAAGGAATCTCCAGTGGAAGTGCCGTCACAGACGGCCCCTATGCTACCTATTATGCCAAAGTCTATTCCCTGGAAAGTAAAGCAACAAACATTAGAAGCTGAAAGTAGACAGGCCGCTGTTCTCTTAAAGAAGAAGATGGACGAACTTAATCCCGATTCAAAGTTACATGTTCGTGCGCCTGCTGTTGGGAATATAAGTACCGAGGATTTAGAAAAGGAACTCGATCTTGTGGAAAGAGAAAGAGAAGGGGAAAATGTTCGGGAACATTCTTAAAGCTGGAATGGGAATAGGAAAAAAAGTAGCTGGTATGGGCATGAAAGCTGGTATGGGTATGGGCAAGAAAGGTTTAGCTCTTGGTAAAGCTGGCCTTAATGCAGCAAAGCCTACTTCCATGACCGGACCTACAGAAGGCGGAGTAGGTAATATGTTTAGTACATTAAAGAAGAAAAAGAAGGCACCCGGAATCGGTGGTCCTCCTACAGTATAGGATAATACAATGGCAGGAACAGGACCAAGCGAATCATTTCTATCTTCGTACTTTCGTAACCCTTTTAAGAAAAAGAAGGGTGAGGATATTAATCTTCCTGGTGGTCCGCGTGATCCGCGCCTGCCAAGGCCGAAAGGAACATCGGAACATAATGAGGAAATGCCAAAACTTCATCAGAATATAATGAAGGGATACGGAAGTGTTTCCAAACTTATGAAGAAGAAGGAGAAGAAATAATGCCTGTTGGAACTCTCACTTTCACTGGTCCAATAGGGCCAGGCCGTACCATTACTGCAAAAGTATTTAATAATGTGAAGGACGTGCATTGGAAGTTGGAAGAGGAAGTATTGGAAATTATACAGCGATCTGATAATCCACAAGGTAATTACATTACTGAATTGGATATCGCGGCAAGTACTACGGTTACGCATACGGTTACAGCAACGGTGCATAGCATCACGGTAACGTAATGCCGCTTTCCAAATACTTCTCTGGTAGTGGTGAGAAAGTAATGGCTTCAATGAAGGAGCAGTATGGGGAGAAAAAAGGTAAGCAAGTTTTTTATGCCACAGCAAATAAGAAAAAGAAATCGTATACTGGTCCTACGCAGAAAGCGGAGGAGCGCGAAATGAAAAGAATGAAGCCTCCCAGTAATATGTTGGGAGTGAGGGGATAGTGCATAAAGAATTAC